GCGTAGAACAGCTTGTCAAGACCTATTGTTGCCATTTATATCTCCTCCATTTCATAGTTTTTCGCCGTATCAACGGCATAATGATGATAGCCCGTATCGTCCTCGTGACCGACATATTTTCGGGCGGTTACGGTAATATCCGCGCTGAGCAGAGCCTTTACAATCCTGCTCACAGTACGGGTGTAACTGCTTTTCGTAAACAGAGAAATCCGCACTTCCTGCACATCGGCAGTCGGCGCATTATCCGCATGAAGTTCAAAGCTGTCATACAGCGGAATGAACACCAAGTATTCATCGGGAGCCTTTCCCGAATACACAGAGGTCTGCGCCGGGATTTTCAGCTTTTTGGCTATTGCAGAGAGTTCCGAAAGCAGGCTCACAGCCCCTCGACCTCCTTTTCAAATGCGGATTTCATGGCTTCCACGCACTGCTTTTTCACAGCGGATTTCGCAGGTTTCAGAAACGGTTTCGCCGACTGACTGCTTGTGCCGTACTCGAGGATATTTGCTATTTTCGCATTACTGCCGCCGTCCGTTCTCGGCTCGGAAAAGCCCACCTTAATGTCGTGATTGCCGTTTTTGTCAACCATAACGGGAGATAAGCCGAGCGAACGTTCAAGTTCTCCTGTGGAACGGGATTTGCTTTTAGTTCCCGAGCCTACAACGGATTTCAGATTGCTTTTGACCTTTGCGAGAGCGACCTCGCCGCCTGCCTGCAATATCTTTTCGGCAATGCTGTCGGTCTGCGCTCCAAGCCGGGAAATACTCGCAAGAAATTCATCGGGCATTTTTACATCAGCCTTAGCCACTCGGCTGCACCTCCTTTGCAAGCACTTCAATATACATTCCTCTGCCTTTCACATCTTCGACAGAGGTTATCTCAAATACAGAGCCATCGCAGAACAAACGCATATCCGTGGATATTTTCACCCCCGGAATGGTGCGAAAACGGAACAGGTCGGTTGCTTCGGAAAAAGCGGCTTGGTTAGCCCATTTCTCGCTG